TTAGAATACATTTGCTATCTTTTCCATCTCCTCCCCTTTGGTATCTGGCATTACATGGCTGTATAAATCCATCGTCATTGCCAGCGAGCTATGGCCCAGAATGGTCTTTAATACCTGGGGCTTCATCCCCGCTTCAATTGCCCTGGTTGCAAAGGTATGCCGGAACACGTGGGGCGTTATACGGTCAAATTCGCTGCCTGCTGCCCTTATCCGTCTTATTACTCTGTCTATCTCTCCTTGCACCCGCTCCCGGCTTAATGGCTCTCCATCCTCATTGCAGAAAAGGTATCTATCCATCTTCTCCACCTTGAAGCCCCAGTATTTCCGCTGTGCATCCAGCAGATATATGATATCACCGGTCAAAGGGATATCCCTTCTAGACGCTATGGTCTTTGGGGTATCCTCCATGTAGCCGACACCTTCAATCAGCTTTAACGTCCTCTGCACATGAATGACTTTCGCCTTTTTATCAATGTCTGTATACTTAAGCCCCCGCATTTCTCCATTCCTCATGCCTGTACGGAGCATGACCGCAAAGAAGTTGTACAGGTAGCTTTCTTTGGCGTATTCCATGAAGAGGGCCTGCTGCTCTTTCGTCATGGCCTGCCTGCTCTTCTTCTCTGTCTGCCTTGGCAGCTCTGCCAGCTTGACCGGGTTCCTTTCAACCAGACCATTCCTCAGGGCCTGCTGGAGGCATCCGTTCAGCACCGCCGCTACAATCTTGATGCTGGATAGAGCATACCCTTCTTTCACCAAATCATTATATAGCTTCTGGATGTGCTCTCCCCGGATATCTGAGATGTATTTGCCACCTAGCCTATCCTTGATGATAGACTGGTAGTATTTTTCATAGTTGATGTAAGTCCCTATCTTTACCCGGTTCTTCTTGTATTCTTCCATCCATGTCTTATTCCATTCCGTTAGGGTAACCTTGTCACGTTCTACGAAAATACCATGTTCCAGCCTATACTTTAATTCAGTCATCTTCTTCTGAGTTTCAGTAATAGTCCTCCCATGCACTACGTACTCTTTGTACTGATATGTGAAACGCCCCTCGAAAGTATCGCTTCTCTGCCTGATGCCCTTTGGTAGCTTTCTACCTCTTTTATCAACTGCCATAGTGCCACCGCCTAACCCAGAAGGCTTTCAAACATCAATGCAAAAGCATAACGAAAGCCCTCCCTGAATCCCTGCGCCTGTCCTGTGCTGCTGCCAGCGAATACGAGGTCCCCCACCTCGTCCCTGCTCAGGCTTCTGCGGTCATCTGCCTCAGCCAGCAGCTCCTTTATCTCTTCACTCAGTTTCATGTCCTCCATGACCGCTGTAGACGACTTGCTGTACGCCTCTTCATAGATTGTGCCTATCCTGTCTATCATTATAGCCTCCTGTTCCTGCTGCCATGCTGCAGCATGATAATCCTTGCTTTTGGGCTATATGACGGTTATAATCAATATAGCCCGTACAGTGTGTGTATTGGGTTATGCTTATTTTTTGGCCCCTTGGGAGTTGCCGCTCCCCTGGGGCTTTTGTCTTGCCCTCCTTTCATTGGTATATGAATATACGATTCACCAAATTATATATACGGCTTAATCCTTCATTGTCCTCAATGCGTTCCAATAGCTCTATGATATATTTCTTATACTGTTCATTGCTCATGCTGTTGTCCCTGCCTTTCGATTGCTGTCATCGGATAAAAGCCCTCTTATTAACGCCCGCACATCTCTGACATATTCTTCATTATTGCAACGAAGAATATCAAATATTACTAAGGCTTGATAATTTTCTAAATTAGTCATGCTCTTATATTCTTCGTCATCATACCGGCGCCGAAAGATATCAGCAATTTGCAATAGATACTGTAGCATGACCACATTCTTTGTATGGCTGGCATGGTGGTATATGGCCTGTCTCAGCTCATTCTTATACTTCGGTTCGTGGGCCGGCTTTTCCTTCACCTTAGCCTCTGCCGCCTTCATCCCCTGCAGGTATCCGTATCGGAATCCCATACAGATGCCATCAATCGGCTCAGACATGTTTTTCCTTATTTCCTCCACATCAAAAGGTGACATGTCATATCTCGAATTGATTGTTCCTATGCTTTGCTCTATTTTTTCCATTAAATCCATAAGCGTTTAACCATCCTCCTATTATTTGACCTGCAGCTTTCTAACCTCTTTTTTCTCAAAACATAATCACAGACACAATCTATAATCTGACTTGAATTGTCTGAGTTGCTTAACTCTTCCCTCATTTCGTATTTATACCCTTCAATCTCTATATTGGACATGCTTTCTAAATCGTTCATGTAATTACGTATTTCCCACTGTTCATCAGTCATCGGATATCTAAGCCAGTATCTACAATCTGTTATCATTATGCATTCCTGAAGCTCCATATAACGCTTAGAATAGGCTGGAAACTCTAGAATTCTACCGTATTCATCCATGCAATAGCTTGCCTTCCTGCCGGGAATATGCTACTATGTAGTTGAATTTATAGTGTAGCTCCGGCTATACCCGCCCTTGCCAGAATGTCGGTTCTGGCAGGGGCTATTTTTATGCTACTGAAAATCTCTTGGTGCTTACCTGTCTCACGTACTGACTATAAAGCCGTTCATGCTCCTGCTGGAACCTCTTGGTATCAAAGCGGCTTGTCAGCACGTCAGTGAACCTTACCATATAGTCGCCAACCTTCTGCTCCTGAATGCCTTTCCTCTCCATATCTGCCTTGATTTCGGCTTTCAGGGCGTCTATCTGCCGTTCAAGCTCCTTCTGCTGCTCTTCCAGTTCTTTGAGTTTCCTGCATCTGTTGGCAATCATTCTCTCCGTCATTGTCATAATCTCCTTTCAAACTGAAGTTTTCTTAAGGTTCATTAAATCTGGTTCCCAGCAACGCCTATCAAAGTGTCTCTCTTGCTCCTATTGCTCAACTCGTTTCGCTCAACCAAGGGTTTGATAGGTTTGTGAAGTTTTCACGCCTCCGTTGCTTTGTTTTCCTTACCTTGTAAGTACATTGTACACTATCATAGACAATAATTCAATGGTAATTGTACACTAAAATAGACATTTATTATTGTCTTATCTTTGTTAATTTTGTCTATTGAAATAGACATTGACAGATGATATAATTCAAGTATAATAAAGGAGAACCTTAAACTTTTTTATGTCCATTGGTTCTTAGAAGGGAGTATAACTATGTCCATTTGTTATGATAAAGTCTTTAAGCTTATGGAATTGCGCGGTTTCAACAAAAATTATCTTAGAAAGAATGGCTTGTATGCCGCTACCGTTGATAAATTGATTAAAGGTGGTACTGTGGATACAGACACCATCAATAAACTTTGCCGTATCCTAGACTGCCAGCCGGGGGATATATTGGAATATGTACCAGATGAGACTATGGAACGTGACAAGGAAGAATAGCATTACACCGGATAGAGCTGAACTTTCAGCCCGGCCAATGGCTGATACTGCTTTTAGGGACTCAGAAAATTAAGATATTCTTGAATCCTGCTGCCAGATACGCGTGGTACTATTAATAGTACCTTCGTGAAATGAGCCTGTGATAGCCGTTTACTGCATTTATAGTATTGTGATACTTGATGTTTTACTATAAATGTAGTATAGTAAATATATGAAAAGGGAAACCGGAAGCGGCTTACCCCAATATGTTAAATGCTTAATTTACATCAAGCCGTCACTATTGCGAGTAGTGGCGGCTATTTTCTTCTGTCCTTGAAAATCTGATAGCACAGACCTACAAGGGCAACTATGAGTATACCAAACTGAATCAAGTCAGAATATGTAACCACATAGGCACCCTCCTTTCTTACGTCTGGAGGGTGTGACCCCTCCGAAAAGAGGGTAAGCCGCCTCGCTTTGGTTTCCCTGCCCCGATTATACCATAGCCTATCTTTTCCAGCAATATTATATTGTCAATGTACTCTGCACGTAATTCGAGCCAAAAAACCATTTTACCCCCTTAGGCATATATTTCTACCATTGAAGGGTTTAAATCAATTTTAGCTTCATTTCACCAAAGCAGGAAACAGCATTTTCAACATTACAGGATGTTTCTTTCCCTTAATTCTCTCATTCTTCGCCTTGCTCCTTCCCTCTGTTCCTCTGACGCCTTACGGACAGGACTAATCTTAATCCATCCTACCGGTACTTTGGCGCATATACTGCCATCCTTATTCTCTGCTATGATTCTGCATTCTTCCGGCCGGCTCTCTGCCAGCTTCATCACCCTTGTGATGGTTCTGCCCTGTGTGAGACTCAACGTTGCAGTTTCGCTGTCCTTTATCCATTCAATCACGTTCTCATTGGGGTAGCGGTCAGGAAGGGCTATCGCATTCGTCTCGCATCCCACGGCCACCGCCAGCCGTTCCAACGTGCCTGTTTCCAAGTATTCATTCTCAAATATCCAGTCTAACGTGTACAATGCCAGCCCGGTCTGTCTCTCTATATCCTCTTTGCCTATCCCTTTCAGCTCCATCAGCTCTTTGTATCTGTTCACGTTCAATCTCATATTGTGCATCCTCCATTCACTATTTTTCCATATCCGAACGCTCGCTTTTATTTCCGAACGTCATACAAGGATTAACAAGGCTTTAGTAAGTCTTATCATTTCCGGCGTTCCCACCCTTCCCGATGCTCCGTTCAGCCTCTGCATCTCTATCGGCACGATTATGTAAGTGTTACCACTGTTTACAACTACACGTTCCCTTTTGCCGGATGTCAGATGTTGGAAAATGTTGGGGCAGAACAATCCATATAGCATGGGTATCGCTTGCCTTTCCTGTTTTTTTCCCTACTCTATCGCAACGCAACGTTGCAGTTGTTCGTTTGTTTTGGAAACTCTGAATCTCAAAGGTGCAGCGCGTCCCGCTCGACCTCGCTTGTCCATGTCCGGGCGTACTCGCCGATGCCGATATGGCGGCTTGAAGCTGCGCTCATATATTCCTCGTAGTACCCCCGGAACTTCTGGTTACGGCTTGGCAGCCTTAGGTTCCTCATTGCCTTACGTTCTATCTGCCGGGCCTTCCCCGGGCCTATGTCCATGCGCTGTGCCGTCTCTTTCACAGTCAATCTGTCCTGGAACCTATGCCTTATGACCTGGCTCTGCACTTCCTCCAGGCTGTCTACCGCCTCCCATAGCTGGTGGCGCATCATTTCGGAATCCAGCCCCTTCATGACATCCTCTTCCATATCCTCGCCAGACGGTATGCACTCCTCGAAGGTGATTCCTCCATCCTCTCCCGGTATGGGCTGGCTCAAGCTGCTTATGCTGCTCATGCGGACGCTTTCCTGTATGGAATGAAGCTTCTCCCGGCTGACCTGAAGGAGATAGCACAAGGCCCGTTCTGACGGCTCCGCACCATAATATTTGCGGTATTCCCCGGCTATCTTCTTATATCTGCCGACCCATTCACGGGCATGAACCGGGATCCTGATGACGCCGGAGCAGTTTTCTACGTACCTACGCATACCCTGCCTTATCCAGAAGGCCGCATAGCTGATGAAGGGTGCACCCTGCTCCGCATCATAGCGCCTTACGGCTTCACACAAGGAGATATACCCTTCCTGCTCCAAGTCCTCCATATCGGCGTAAGGGCTGTACTTCTTCGCCAGCATGGTGATGAATCTCCGGGTCTGCTGCCAGAGCCTGAGCATGTTGTCAGCCGTATCCACGCCGGCCTGTATCCGGGCAACTAGCTGCTCATTGGATAAATCCTCGCTGTTCACTCGCTGTTCAACCCCATATTCCTCTTGCTTCGCTCTTGCTTCAATTGACATTTTAGGCCCACTCCTTTACAATCAAAATATCTAGTTTTCCCTAGTTGTGGGCTTGCCTATTCACATTCCGGCAGGCTCTTTTGCTCCGTCTCCCGGCCCCCTTCCCATTCCCGGTATATCTCCATGAATCTATCAAGCTGAAGGATAGCGAGCCATTCGCTGTTGTTTCTGCGGTGCATGACGACTGGTATCTCCCCTTCCTTCGTATCGCTTGCCGCCTGTCCTATCGCATCATACAGGCTTAGCCGCTCTGTCCTCTTGCACTCGATATGTATGCCCGGCAGCCCAATCACATCAGCATCACCATTCGCACCACAATACTGTTGTCCCCTGCGGCAGTCATAACCATACTGTCTGAGCCGTCTCGCGAGTTCCCGCTCTCCTGCTTTCCCCTTGTCCCTGCTGCGCTTTCCTGTCCTTCTGCTATCCATTGCCTTCCTCCCTGCTCTGGGTAGTGTCCAGCTTTATGTATTCCAAGGGAACAGGCAGTATGATGCCCTCCCCAAGAACAACGATGCCGGATCCGCCTTCGACCCCTATCATAGCTCCCCGCACCTTGAACGTCCTCTCTACATCCTGCGTCTTATCTGCACTCATGAGCATCTTAGCCCACTCCGTTTTAAAATTGACCTTGCTTGCCTTTACCCGCTCTAGCTCCGGTGATATCAGCACCTCACATTTATATTCCATCCTTGCCCCTCCTTTCCAGTTCGTTCATGTATGCAACTGCCAGCTCTTTGGCAAACGGCGTATTATGCTTCTCGTAGAACAGACGGCTATCTTCTGCCGCTTTCTCCCAATATGCATCTGTCCGCTCTACCGCCAGATGCTCCTGATACATGTTCCAATAGTCCTGGAACATTTCAAATTCTTCACTGCCTTTTTGTAGCCTTACCTTCCCCATGCTCCACCTCAGTCAAACGGTGTCGACTCCTTTGCCGGCCGGAATCCGCTTGTTGCACTCTTGATAGTTTCCTCTGTTTCATCGAACCGCATCTCGTCACCGTTGAAGCGGTATACAATCTTCCCAAGCTCGCCCTGCCGGTTCTTGTCCACCTTCAGGCCCTTCCTCGACCTGTCCGAGCTGTCCAGGTTCCACATCAGCATGATGATGCTTGCATCCTGTTCGATGTCACCGGCCTCCCGCAGTTCTCCCATTGTAGGTTCTTTATTTTCCCTTTGCTCGCTTACACGGTTAAGCTGCGACAGGGCGATGATTGGGATATCCAGTTCCATCGCTAGTGCCTTTATTGCCTTTGAGATTGCCCCGACCTCGCTGGCCCGGCTCTGATACCTCACATCAGCCCTCAGTAGCTGGATATAGTCTATAATCAGGCAGTCAAGGCCAAGATGACGGCACTCGCTTCTGATTTCGGACACCGACACGGCCCCGCTCCTGATATGCATGTCAAATGCTGCCAACGCATCGTTCGCTTTCTGGAACCGCTCTTTTTCATCACCAAGGAATCCTTTCGCCCTGCGGATTCTCGTCAGCCCTATCTTGCTTACGCTGGACAGGAGCCGCTCATAAACCTGCTTGTCAGACATTTCCAGATTATAAAATCCCACCCTCAGGCCAGCCCCCGCCATGTGCAGGGCTATCTGTGAAATGAAGGCCGACTTCCCAACTGCGGGCCGTGCACCTATCACAATCATATCTCCGCCTTCCAAGCCCCCGGTGATATCATCCAGCTTAGGGAATCCTGTCAGTATCCGCCTGCCATCCGATTCCCGGAAGTATCTGCCGCTTGCTGTGTCCACGACCTCCCCCAACGAATGTATGCTTTGTGTCCTATTCTCCCTCAAAGCCTCCAAGCTATGCATCAGCTCGCCAATCTGCTGTTCTATACGGCCCGGTGCTGGTCTGGCTTTGGAAAGGACATCCTTCAGGCATCGGGTCTTATAGTCTGCTAGGAGTATCTCCCTGTACTTCCCAATCTCGGTGGAGCTGTATATGCTGTCTAGGCAGCCCTTCAGTTCCTGCACGATAGACTCACGTGTTATGCTCCCATCCTCCAGCTTTTGGGCTATTCCCAGGACGGTCAGCCTGTCCCCTATGTCATAGGCCCGTACAATCTCCGTGTATGCCTTTCTCAGAAGAGGGTTCAGGAACATGTCCGGCTTCAGGCTCTCGTACACCACCTTCATACAGGATTCATCCATCAGTATGCACCCTATCACCGCTCGCTCTGTCAATTCATTCATCTGCATCTACCTCCACATAGTCAAGGAGCTGGCTCCCCATCAAGGTATCAAAGTTCTTGTAGTATTCAAGCTCCGTTCCACTCTCTTCCTGCTGCCGTACATAGTTGCGTACCGCTATGTATATGTCCCTGTTGGAAAGCCTCGTCCTCTTCCCGTTCACAGTCCTGCCTTTCAGCCATGAGCAGTAGTTTGCAAAAGCTCTCGTCCTCCCCCGCTTCTTCGGATAGATAGCATAGATTTTTTCAAAGTCTGATTCACGTTTTTCTGTATTAGCCCCGCTTTTTCGGGTGCACTCGTTCGGCTCTGGCGAACATGTATTATCTATCTCTATATCTATCTCTTTCTCTATCTCTATCTCTGGTGTAAGAATACCGTTAGATTCAATGTTAGATTTCTTACATGCACCCTTTTTCTCCTGCCTTATCCTGCTCTGGTAGTCCCTCTGCCGGTCGGCTTCTGTACTGCTTTTTCCAATGAAGTTCTGGATGTCCATCATGTAGATTGCCCCGCTGTCCAGTACCTCGATTAGACCTAATCCCTTGAAGATATCAAGTGCCTTTTCCAGCGTCCCGACCTGATGACGTGTAACGCTCGCCAGCATTTGAGAATTGTACGGTATTGTTCCGTTCAACATAAGCCTGCCGCCATCTTTCAGGCTCTTAAGATACAGCTTCATGAGGATGTTGCTGTATAGATACCCGTCCTTCATGTTCTCAAGCAGTATCATGCTGTCGCTTTCAAAGAAGTTTTCCTTGAGCTTTAGGTAGTAGTATTTCTGGTTATCTGCCATCCTTCGATACCTCCGCAACGCCTATTGACTGCTGCCCCTCCGGCACGTTCAACGCCCGTCGGGTGCTCCGCAGGGCCATGAGCGTATTCTTGGCCCGGTTCTCCAATACCTTGCAGAACTCTGCCATTTCCTCATGGTTGGCAGGGAGGAAATACCCGCCTGCGGAAGAGGAACATATAACTGCCCCTGCTTTCCTCTCGGATGCAATATGCTGCTGTAGCTCCCGGACAGATGTGCACCCTGTGAGGCGTACAAGCTCTGCCGTACTGATAGCGTTCTCCTTCCCTACCGGAAGAAGGCTTGCTATATGGTAATCGGCCTTGCCGGGCTGATTACCTGTATGTACTTGGTTATGCTTACTTTTTGCCATGCTATTTCACCCCCGTAAGGGAGTCGAAATACTCGTCCACCTTTCGCTTGTCCCATAATACCCGGCGGCCTATCTTGACTTTTGCACCAATCTCTTCGCCGAGCTTCATGGCATTGTTACGGCCCAGGTTGGTGTAGGCTCTCAGTTCCTCCGTGTCCATAAGGCGGGATTCTCCACCGATTACGGTTGCTGTTCTGTTTCTCATACAAAACCTTTCCTTTCTACTGTTTATCATTGTTTAAATAAGGTTGCATTTTATGTTATCAACTGTTAATATAATAAATATAATACAACATTTATATGCAGTCAACAATATTAATCATTGTATTATTTGTTTCAACAAATTTAGTCATCGGAGGTTATTTATATGAATAATTCAACGCATATTTTTGGAAATAGGTTAAAAGAGCTTCGTTTAAAAAACGGATTAAGCCAATCTGAATTAGGATTAGCTGTAGGCTTGTCCAGAGGTGCAATTAGTTACTATGAGGCTGGAGATAGAACTCCCGATATTAGCGTCCTTTTCGAGCTGGCCAAATATTTTAATGTGACTAGCGATTTTTTAATTGGATTAAGTGATAATTCAACTACTGATATAGAAATTCAAGAAATAAGTGAGAGAATCGGACTATCAGATAAAGCTATACAAAATATGGAAAAATTAAAGAACAACCCTTTCAGTAGTAAGGAATCTCTCATTAAAGGAATCGACTATATTTTTGCAAAAGAAATGGAAATTGATGTTTTTCCAGGGGATGCCTTTCATGAAATTGATTATTCTAAGAACTATCAGGGAAGTGTTCATGGTGGTAAAATAGATGAAATTGCCACATTTATTTTTTATGGTAACGGAATAGCATTCTTGAAACAATTAAATCAAATTCTTTTTAGCACTTATATTGATTTTAACCCCTATGTTCGTATTGGCTATAATGGTCATAATGAACATATTGTTATTAGTAAGGAGAATGCTCGTGATACTTCTGGTACTTTCTCCCTACTGGATACAGATGGAAGCTCTCATTCTTTCGATTTAGAAATAGTAACGAAAGCACTACTTCTAAAAATGAATGATGTTTTATCTGACATGAGAAATCACTTAGAGCACAAGTATCCCGAAGATATAAAAATAACTTTTGATAAAGAACTGGACGAATTTTATAAAGCTGATAAAGAACGGCGATTAACCGACTTATGTGAATCTGATTTATAGGATTGTTACTATAATCACTTAATAAACAAATTGTTTAAAAGCACCCTATTACACATAGAGTGCTTTTTTTATTGTCAATATTTCTATTATTCCAATCTCGGACAAATTTCGGACATTCCTTGATTTTCTCTCCCCTTCATGCTATACTACAAATCGCTGTACATACCGTATCCACTGGTCTGGCAGCTGCAAATTACCGTGTGTTCGAGACCTTCCACACATAAAACAAAACTAAAGGAGAATGAAAATGAAAAGCAAGAATATCTCAACTATGACACAGGCGGCCATGATAGCTGCCATCTATGTGGTGCTCACTTATGTATTTGCACCGTTCTCTTTCGGAGAAGTACAGGTAAGAATCGCAGAATCGCTTACCATCCTGCCACTGTTCACTCCAGCCGCAATTCCCGGTCTGTTTATAGGATGTCTCATCGGGAACATACTCGGCGGCGCCATACTCCCGGACATCATCTTCGGAAGCCTTGCCACCTTGCTTGGGGCCATATTCACATACCGTCTGAGGAACAAGAACAAGTTTCTGGCACCAGTACCTCCTATCGCGGCCAATACAATCATCGTACCACTTGTTCTGCGCTTCGGCTACGGCGTAGCCCTGCCGATTCCGCTTATGGTGCTGACAGTCGGTATTGGGGAGATTGCTTCCTGCGGTGTACTGGGGATGGTTCTCTACTATGCATTGAACAAATATAAAAATATGGTTTTTAAACCCTGCTGTTAA